CTTACGCTCTCCATCATTCCAAATCTTTCTTGCCTTCTTATCAATGGCACGAAAATCCTTAACTTTAAAAGGAATTTCTTTTAGAATGAGTTGCCAAGACATAATCAAACTTCCTTCATCTTCTTGTTAAATTTTGGGCCGCCCGTAATAAATCCAGGAACTGTTTGTTTATTAATTCCTTCATTTACGGGTGGATGTTCTTGAACACCAGCAGGAATTGTATTAACCGTCTGTTTTACTTCCTTTGGTTGTTGATTGACAGTTTTAGCCAAACGCTCAATTTGTTCTCTTGCTGCATTTAATTTTCTATTAATAATATCTTTATTCATTTTAACCAACTCTTCTTTCTGTTCTTCTATCTACATTATTATTTGCCGCTTCTCTTGGCAATCCCATATTTCTCTTAGGTGGGCCAACGCTCATAGAAGGTTTATTTCTTGTTGCTGGTGGATTCTCTTGTGGTTTAGAACCTCCTTGCATCATTTGTTCTTGCATCTGTCCTAATTGCGAAGCATCAATATTTGTTCCTGCATATGGGTCAGTTTCAACTTTTTCTCCACCACCTACTCTTTCCATAGGTTGTTCTTCTTTGGGTAATGGTTTTGAATAGATAAAGTTTCCATCTTCATCCATATCAACCTCAAATCCAAGATTTTTAATTTGGGCGGCAATATTAATTTCAATTTCTCTTCTCCTAAGTTCAGCAACATTGTCCTCTTCTTCGGAACGCAATAATGTTAAAGTCCAATCTGTAATTCCAAATTGTCTAAGTAAGAATGGGAATAGGTATTGATTGTAGACATTTTGTGCTAATTCAACAGAACGATTTGTAACTAAAATTTGCATACCTTCGTTGTTTAAACCACCACTTGTAGCGGTATCTCCCTGAAAGATTTTACTAACACCGTAGAAAGCACCAATTCTATCTCTCAAATCATCCTTAACATTGATGTAGTCCATTTCCTTTAATGTGTTCATAAATTGAACCCATTCAATTGAACCTCTTGAACCACCATCAGTTTCAATACCCATAATAGGAATGTAATGAGGGTCTTTTTCTAACTTCTCCTTAACGCCCTTCCAATATTTAACTAAAGATTCCATGTTATTTGTTTGAACTGCAAGAATACCTCTTGGTGCTCTTGCTTTAGTATAAGAAGTATTGACATAATTTTCCATAGCAATAAGAGTAGTAATATGACTCCATAGAGTTAAAACAGGAGAGAAACCGTAAAGTCTTGAGGGGTTATATTTGCTAAGATGAATCACTTCATCTTTTGTAAAGTATTGGTCTTTACCGTGAACTCTATTAATGTAGTGAACAGGGTGTAAATTACATTCACAAACAGGACACCTTGCTAACGAATCAGTATCATAAATTTCTCTATGTGTAATACAGGTATAGTGTGCTTCACCTCTATCTCCTTCTTCATCAATATCAATATACATAGTTAAAGGGTCGCCCCTATACATTTCTTTAATCTTATGTAAAATAACCTTACCCTTATCGTCAAGGTAATATTCTTTAACTAAAATCATATATGCATCATCAGCGATATTTAAATCAGTTTCAATTTCTTTTAGAACATCAATTAATTTTTGTTCCGACCTGTTAATATATCCATCAAAGAATTTTTCGGCATAGTTAATTTGGTCTTGAGAAGGTGGTCTTAGTTCATTAGAACCACAGACTCTACAAGAATCAGTTTCTTTTTCGTGCTTAGTGTCACACTTCTTACAAATTTTATAGAATGCCTTTTTCCATTCAAAGCCTCTTCGGAAAATTTCGGTCTTTAATTGAGTAATACAGGTTCTAACAATAGTAGATTGGTTAGCAACATCGTAAAGAACAGGGCCGACAATATGTTGAATATTTCTCTTTTCCTGAATGCCTAAATTATAGACTTCCTTTTGATTAGGTGTAGGGGTTCGTCGCTTTACAAAGCCTCCCAAGTAATCTCTAAGACCCATTATTCCACCCCGCTTTCAAGACTATCCATCAATTGCATTTTAGAATTATTATGGTATTTAACTACTACTTCTGGGTCAATTCCATATTTTTCAAATTCCTTTGGCCCTTGAGTAACCGAGTCTTTCCAATTCTCATACTTAATTAATTTAAAAATTTCGTTCAGTCGTGGCTTTGCCCATTCTGTCTTTTTGTAACTTTTCTTAATTCTGATAGCCTCTTGAATTAACTGACCCTGCGTGTGTTTCATTCTAAGATGAGGTAAGCACTTTTCAAGAACATGAAGAATATCATCCTGTTTGTAAAAATTAAGTCTATGTTGGCTTCTATTATTTTCCCCTACCTTTTGGTCTAAATGTAGGCGACCACACTTTAACTCTTTTTCCAACTCTTCAAAAAATGCTCTACCCCTATTGCCTGTTGCAATCATACCTATTCTTGGAGAGAGGGAAGCATCCATAGTAATAAAACCGTCAGAATCAATAAAACCTGCTACATAAGAATATAAATCCTTTTTAATAAGGTTATTAATTAAATAATACTCGCTATCAATTTTTGTAGCATTCATTTTCTTTAAAACTTTTGAGATTGATTGAGGAGTAGAAATTTTAGAATATGAGGGACTTAATCTTGAATGAACTTCACTTGCCGATAGTCCCTGATTATTAGAAATAATTTCAAAAACACTTTTTTGAATCATATCTTTTTTTGAATTTCTAAGAGATTGATGTGGTATATTTTTAAGTAATTTTCTTAATTCCTTTTTAGCCTCATTTAAATTATTATGAAGATTAGAATAATCTGTTCCATAATCTAAACTTTTCTTTTCTAAATCATTTTCCCACATCTTACAGCAAAGTTCAATAATTTTACTTCTTGTTTCACCATCTTTAATATTGTATAGTTTTTGAATCTGAGTAGGGTTATGACCCATTTTCTTAAAACCTAATTGATAAGGTTTTAACCAATAAATTGTATCTAAAGATTTTTGTAAATATTCTTCATAGGCAGTAATTATATGGTCTATACCTTTAGTCAAGGTGTCCCTTTGAGAACCCTTTAACTTTCTTCTCATTTTTCTTAATTCTTTAACTAATACAGGAATAGTTTTACCTTCAATAAGAGGTTCAACAGGAAGAGGACTAATATATTTAGTAGCCTCAGTTAAGTTAATATTCAAATCTTTAGAAATATTTTTAATAATGTCAATTTCATTTCCGTATTGTCTTGACAACCATTCGTTTAAATTACCCTTTGATAATTGATTCTTCAGTTTATCTTTCACAGGTTTAACAGAATCGTCAAGGACTTTCTTCTGTTCTTCAACCCTTTTAACTTGGTTGAGATTTTCTTCAAGTTCTTCAACATCAATAGATTCATCAGCCTTATAAATTAATACCATAAAAACCACCTCCCTTTTGCGGTGTTGTAGTGGGACTGTTAAATAATCCACTACTGTCAATGTCTAAAAAGGTATCGCTGAAAGATTTGGTCGCATAGTTAGCCAAAGCAAGAGCAATAACAATGTCATCGTGCGCTCCAACACCTTCAATTTTACCGTGAGCGTTAATACCAAAAGCACTTAATTCTTGAATAATTTGATTGGAAACATTTCTTGATGTTTCATTTTGCATGGGAAAAACAATCTTTCCATTGTCAATATTCATCTGCAAGTTAAGGATAATTTCTTCCTTTTTCTTTCGGCTCATCGTAAATTCCTTAACGGGAAAATCTGAGATATTTTTTAGTTCCATAGCAAATGCCTTCGCAAATGTATTTGTTTCAATCATTACAATTTCTGGTTTGTATCTTCTACACAATTCCATTACATGATTAATGTGTTCTCTAAAATCAAGACCCTTTGCTCTAAGCATATGAACAACCTGTTTATTCATATCATCATCAACCTCTAAAACCATCATTACCGTATAATCTCCATTTGATGAAATAGCAGGGTCATATCCTATAAAGTATCGGTAGCCCTCTCTACAAACGCTCTCAAGCGAAGCATATTCATTCTTACACGCTTTGATAGCATCAGGTTGAAAAAGCATAGTGTTGGTGCTAATAGGAACGCAAAGGTATTCTCTTGTGAATTTAGATGAACCAATTTCAATCTTTCTCTCTTCAAGCATTTCAAGACTCCAACGATTAGGCCATAATGCCGTTCCGTCTTGTTTAAGTGCTGGGTATCTTGCTACACTATAAGCAGGGTTTTCTTCCAACTGCACGAAAATATCTGTATAGGTAAATGGTGTTCCTACCATTCTAAGAGAAGCGGTATGGTGAAGTGTAGGAATCATATCACCCCAAAACCAATCAGTAACTCTTTGAATAGCGGTCATGCTAAATTCTTTTAGAGGGTCGTCAATAATAATTTCTTGAGGGTGAAGTCCACGAATTTGAGAACCAACAGAACGCTCAAGGATTTCATTACCGTTTGTTAATCGCATAGCACCAACCGCCCAACCACCTCTCGGTTTAAACTTTTTTAATTGAGGAATGTTTGTGAACATACGGTCAATATCTTTCATGTGAACCATTGTTTGTTTATGGTTAGAAGAAATGTAAAGCATTTGATATGGTGGTTCTTGAAAACATAATTGATAAACACACCATGAATGAAAGAAAACAGATTTGCCGTGGTCGCGTGAACAAATAATAACTGTGCGTGATGTGTTATTTACAAGGTCTAACCATTCTTGATGAAAGTCTGCTAATTCATATCCGAGAACCTTTTCAAAGAAATAAGGAAAGTTTCCCTTTGACATTTCTAAATCCATTTCTGTTAATAAATCCATTATTGTTCCTCCTGTTCATGTTCGTGCGAGTAGTAAGTAGGAAGGGTTGAATTATTTTTTAATCTAATCCTCATGCGCT